CAATTTTGTTGTAAGAGATAAACCAACTAAGAAGTATCTTGGTGTTATTTGTATTAGTTCTGACTTTTTGGATTTGACACCGAGAGATAACTTTATTGGTTGGTCGAGAGAATTAAAAACTCAAGGTGGTATGATTAATCATACAGCTATTGGATCAACAATCGTTCCTTTACAACCTTTAGGTTTTAATTATGTTGGTGGCAAATTACTTGCACTATTGTGTTTGTCCGATCCTGTGCAACAACTTTGGGAAAAACTTTACGGTGATAAATTAGTATCTGTAACTACCACATCACTGTATGGTAAAACAAAAGCTGGTGGTTTATCACAGTATGATAATTTAGATCATTGGCTGCCGATGGGTTTTACTTCTGGTTCCGTTTCATTCGAACCTTTGACAGATACTAGATATATGATACGTGAATGGTTGAAAACAAATCATACAAGAAAATATTTTGAATGGTATGTTGCAAAGAAACCTTCTGGTCAACCACACAAAAGAGATCATAAAAATCGCTCTTTGAATTTTACATACACACAGTTAAACATACCAAAAGAATTGATTCGATCTGAACATGCAAGAGGAATTTATTTTTCACCGTTATATGATAAGTCTTGTGAATTTTTACGTGGCGACCATGATGGTAAAAATATGAATAAACTATTTGACACCAGTGTTGAATCTTTGGTTGATATTTGGAAACAGAAACATGCCAAACCAAGAATCAAACAATTGGCAAAAAAGAATAAAGTTTCCTACGATTCTTTATTTTATGATGATCTTATCTACCTAACTTGGGAAGAAACAAAAGAGAAATACCTTCCACAAGTTGGTCGGTAATAATGAAAAAAAGTGCTTGACAATTATATAAAGTTCCTATATAATTCATATCTGAAATGCGGAGAGTCCGAGACAACCTGCCCCCGCAGGTAGAGAGGTTTAACTCCTCTTATCCGCTCCACCCATGTTATCAAATTGGCAACAGTTGTTAAAATGACAACGGCTTGCCTTTTCCTTTTTTCTGTGTTATAATATACTTATACGATAGAAAAGGTATCTAAATGACAACTTTTACCGCAGAGACAAAATCGCAGTTGGCAAAACTCCTTGCCACCGAAAACTTGCGAATTGAACATCAAAAGATTCGTACAGCCCGATTCGATCCAAAGAATCGGGTTTTATATTGTCCCATTTGGAAAGATATGTCAGGATCACTTTATGATCTTTTGATGGGTCATGAAGTGGGTCACGCCTTGTACACTCCTGCTCAAGGTTGGCATGATGCTGTTTGTGATAGGGGTAGAAACTATAAATCGTTTTTGAATGTTGTTGAAGATGCTCGCATTGAGAAAAAAATAAAGCGAAAGTATCCTGGCATTCGTAGGTCTTTTGTTACTGCTTACAATGAATTGATGGAAAGAAATTTCTTTGAGGTGAAAGGTAAAGACCTCAATAAGATGTCTTTCATCAATCGATTAAATCTTTTCACAAAATCTTCTGGAACTATTGATATTTCTTTTACTGATTTCGAACAGAAACTTGTAGAAGAAGTTATGAGTTGCGAAACGTGGGAAGATGTGCTTCGTATTACTGGTCTTGTTTGGGATTATTCCAAAGATGAACAGTTTGAAATGATGAAAGAATTGGATTTTGATGACCTAGAATTCGATGAAGATGGTGAGTACGAATTTGAATTTGAAGAATCAGAAGAAGGTTTCGATTCTGAAGATTCGAAGAGAAATGGAAAATCTTCCGCTCAATCTGAAGGAGATGAAGAAGGCGAAGGTTCTGGAAGTTCAAATAAATTCGACACTGAATCGAATGAAGAAAATAAAGAAGAAGGTGAAATTTTTTCGATAGAACGAAATAAAGAATCTACTCTTGCAAATAAAGATATGTTTCAACCTTTCTGCGAAACTGATGATGCATTTCGTATGAATGAAACCAACCTACTTGATGAAAAGTGTAAAGAGTATATCTACGTTACTTTACCTACTCCTGTTTTGAAAAATATTATTACGCCAGCTGCTCGTGTGCAAAATATTTTGACAGAATATTATTCTCAATACTCAAACAGGAATGAACTGTTTAATACATTCAAACGAAAAAACGAACGATTCATTTCTTTGCTTGCAAAAGAATTTGAAATGAAGAAGGCGGCTTCTTGTTATGCAAAAGCCAAAACTTCAAATACGGGAGATATTGACGTATCGAAACTTTACAAATACAAAATCGATGATTCTATCTTTAAGAAAATAATGAGAATACCGAAAGGCAAATCTCACGGTTTGATTTTGCTCCTAGACAAATCAGGTTCAATGTCAAACAATATGAAAGGCTCGATTGAGCAGATTCTAGTTTTGGCCATGTTCTGTAGAAAAGTAAATATTCCTTTTTCAGTTTATGGATTCGGAAATAATACTACTGGTTATTGTATTGATAACGATGTTGATAATGTCGGTGAAAATGAAAGGTTTTTCAAACACAAAGTTGGTGATATCCGAATGAATGCTGTGTTCCTTAGAGAATACATTAATTCGAGAATGAGTAATGTCGAATTCAACAACTCTTTGAAAAATATGGTTTGTTTGTTGAATGGTTTTACTTCAAGATATGGTAGAGATTATCCTAGTGCAGAATGTTTGTCAAACACTCCTTTGACTGAAGCTATTGTTGCTACTGAAGCAATTACGCAAGAATTTAGAAAAGTAAATAATCTAGATATTGTAAATTTGGTGATTGTGCATGATGGTGATGCAGATAGTATATCTCACTATAATACTGGTCATGATGATGACGGAGTTCTTGAAGTTGGTAGATTTTCAACCAGTTATTTTAATGTTTTCCTTCGTGACAACAAAGTTCATTTCGAGGATAAATTAGAACACGACACTTTGAATTCTTCCGTTCTGAAATGGTATAAACAAAAAACTGGTGCGAATGTTTTTGGTTTCTTTATAACAGAAGATAACGCCAGTAGTATGAATGGTGCTATTTGTAAAAATTTCTACGGTGAAAATGAAACAAAAAATTTCTACGATAGAATTGAAAATTATCATGAAAGAAGAGATGCTGCAACTACTCTAGTCAAAAAATTGAAAAAAGAAAAGTTTCTATTGTCGAAAAAACCAGGATTCAAAAGTTTTTTTATTGTGCCTGGTGGTAGCAATTTGCAGATTGATGATGGTGAACTTGAAATTGATGAAACTAAAAAAATTACGGCAACAAAATTGACTAATGCGTTTTTGAAATACAATAAAAAACGCCAAGTGAATCGTGTTTTGGTTTCAAAATTTATTGATGGTATTGCGGTATAATGTTGTGCCGAAACAACACTGGTCTTGACTTTTCTGGCCAGTGTGTTATAATGGTGGTATAAATTGATTGTTCCTAACGGAGATTATATTATGAGTAGTCGCAACGAAAAGCGTCAAAAGTTCTTAAATGCTTTGGTAGCAACTGGTGCCAAAACTGTAACACTTGATGAAATTAAATCGATTGCAGAAGATTTAGATATTGGTATTCCTTATTGGTTTATCAATGAAGAAGAAAATCGTATAAAGCGTGGTGTTTATAAAGTACCATCAACCAAAAATACTACGACAGTTGAAACTGTAGATATGCAAGCTCAAATCATTCCTATGACAAAAAATGAAAACAAATCTGCAAATAGGATTTCTTCTATCGTAACTGATCTTGAAATTGAAAACCTTGTACCCACAAAATACAAGAACTATGTTCCTTTCGGAAACTTTGAAGATATAGTTTCGATCATTCAATCACAAAGTTTCTATCCAATTTTTATTACAGGTCAATCAGGTAATGGTAAAACAATGTCTGTCGAACAGGCTTGTGCCAAACTTGGTCGAAAGTTTGTGTGCGTTTCGATGACACCTGAAACTGATGAAAGTGATTTGTTTGGTAACTTTATTCTAATCAATGGTCAAATGGAATGGCGTGATGGTCCTGTAACCGTTGCGGCTCGTCAAGGTGCAGTTTTGTGTATTGATGAAGTTGACTATGGTGCTCAGAACCTTTCCTCTTTGCAACGTGTACTTGAAGGTAAACCATTTCTTCTGAAAAAGAAAAATGAACTAATTGTTCCTGCAAAAGGTTTTACCGTTGTTGCTACTGCTAACACAAAAGGTAAAGGTTCAGAAGATGGTCGTTATATGTTTACGAATGTTTTGAATGAAGCTTTCCTTGAACGTTTCTTGAATACTATGGAACAAGATTGGCCTCCTGTTAAAGTTGAACGTAAGATTATCGAGAAAGAATTGGAATCTTCGGGTCGTGCAGACAAAGAGTTTGCTGAAAAACTTGTAACGTGGGCTGATATTATTCGTAAAACCTTTGTAGAAGGTGGTTGTGATGAAGTGATTTCAACTCGCCGTCTTGTACATATCGCAAAAACTTATGGTGTTTTTGGTGATAAAATGAAGGCAATTAATTTGTGTTTGAATCGCTTTGATGAAGATACCAAAATTTCTTTTGGCGATCTTTATACAAAAGTGGATGCGGGTGCTAATACCCAAACTATTATGGCACAGACCGTTGAGGCTGCGCCTACGGTAAATGATGAAGTTCCTTTCTAATTTGCCTGTAAAACACTTGACACTACACACGTATTATAGTATAATACTAACATAATTTGAGAGAACGGTTGCCTCTCAAATGAATTTCTCAAAGCAACCTGTTTTAAAACATGGAGTATTTTGTTATGTCAGTTAAATCTAAAATCCTTGCTTACCTTTCTAAAGAAGATGGTTACAACACTTTGACCCCTGCTAAGATGCAGTCAATGTTCGGTGTTGCTAATCCTTCTGCAACAATCAATGATCTTCGCAATGAAGGTCATGCTATTTACTTGAATAGCCGTTACAACAGCAGCGGAGAGAAAGTTTTCTTCTACCGTCTTGGTACTCCTACTAAGCGTATGGTCGCTGAAGGTATTGCAGCAATTCGTGCTCAAGGAGAGCGTGCATTTGCCTAAGATTTCTAAATAAAGTTTAGAAATCTCACACAGAGAGGATATATATTTGTATCCTCTCTTTTTTATTATACAATGGGTAAACTATGGAAATACAAATCAAACTAGATGAATTGAAGAAGAATAAACTTTTTGTGGCTACACCAATGTATGGTGGTATGAATCATGGCCTTTATGCAAAATCTTGCCTTGACTTGCAAACATTGATGATACGATATGGCATCGACATTAAATTTTCTTTTCTCTTCAACGAATCATTAATCACCCGAGCTCGAAACTATTTAACAGATGAATTTTTACGTTCAGACTGTACACATATGTTGTTTTTGGATTCGGACATTCACTTTAACCCACAAGATGTTTTAGCACTAATGGCTCTCGATAAAGATGTTATTGGTGGTCCTTATCCTAAAAAATCTATTAACTGGGGTAATATTGCTCATGCAGCTCGTAAGCATACTGAACTTGATCCTAGAGAACTAGAAAATGTTGTTGGTGAATATGTGTTTAATGTTGTAAAAGGAACACAACACTTTCAAGTTACTGAACCATTACAAGTTTTGGAAATTGGAACTGGTTTTATGATGATTAAACGACATGTCTTTGAAAAACTTGAGAAGGCATATCCACAACTTCGTTACAAACCAGATCATATTGGCCAAGCCCACTTTGATGGTACTCGTTACATTCA